CTTCTGCTTTTTTCTGAGCAGCTAATCTTTTTACGTTTTCTACTGGGTCTGCACTAACAGCAGCAAAACCAGCTACAACGTTTTCAAATATCTCTCTAGGTATAGATGCAAATTCGTCAGCGATAATATCATTAGCACGTTGACCTCTAATCTTCTGACCATCACCCAGTGGAAGACATGTAACAGTACTGTCATTTAATCTTAGGGTGCATCTATCTGTATCCCTACGTGGCCCGCTGTCACCATCGCATATATCTCTAAGCATAGGTGAATTACGCCATATTGTTTCCATATATTCAAACAAGACTTTTGACTGTCTAAAAGCAGCGCCAACTACAACGACTTTTCTATTTGGCAATATTAAGGCTCTCAAAACAGCATATAGAGAAAGCATAAATGATTTACCAAAACCTCGACTAGCAATAAGCATAGGGAATTTACGATTCCATATCTCTCTAAGAAATAAAGCTTGAGAAGGTAATAGCTGAACGTTTAACACTTCTTTGCATATGAATGACAAATATTCTGGCCTAGTCATTAACCAAGCAAGCTTCAGGTTGAAGTCATCCTCTTGAGGCTTCAAGATGCTCATAGGATTGAAAAAATCAGTTTCTACAGCATCTAAGCCAAGCCAAGCTTCGTCTATTTTTTTTAATTTAGTTTTTGCCATGAATCTATAATCTCGTCTGCAAAGCCATAGTAAACTGCGTCTTCAGCGTTTATATACCAATCTCCAGATTTTAATTTTCTTGACAAGAATGTTTTAACCTTATCAGAGTCTGGTTTATTTCCATATTTCTCTTTGAAGAAATTTCCACCAACACAGCTACCAGAATATATATCTAGCATAACATCACAAATATGCTTTTCGTACTTCACCCAGTTCTGTACACTTAGATATTCTCCACCAGCAGAAGTAGAACCATAATGAGTCATAAAGTAAGTGTTAGGTGTGATAAGCCGCCTGTCGGCAGCTTGAAATATTATACTGCTCATAGACTCCGCTTGACCATAAGCAATAATTGTAATAAAGCAATTTGACATAACTATTGCGTCATATATAGCCATGCCGTCTGACCATTCACCTCCAACGCTCTGCATATGTATGGTGATAGGCTTATCTGATTTTATTTCTAAAGCTCTTATATTCTTAAGAAAAGTATTAGACATTTTGTATTCCACGCCGGGGTTTTCGTCGGCATCTGAGGAATAATAATTATGTAAAAAGATCTCTCTAGTATCTATATTAGCTCCGTAATTATGTAGATCGTAGAGGAGGTCTTTGTCTATATTGTTCATGTTTTCCTCCCAATAGTGTACATCTCGTTTATCCTTTTAAATATGCTACTCACAGCTAAAAAAGCAGTATGCTTATCTCCGCAGAAAAGCACATGAACATCATTGTAAAGCTCAAATTCTATCAAGCATTTTAGCATGTATCTTCCAGTTATTTTTACGTTAGCTTTATTTTTAATTGGTATCCTAGTTTCTTTAGGAAACTTTATCAAGTCTTCTAATGAAAATTCTAGAACCATATATTTATGGGGAAAAGATTCCATTCTTTCTATTTCCTTCATAAACGTTTTCTTTTTAGACCCAAGGTTTTGGGCTAGCTCTTCTACACAACCTTTTCTTTCTATACATATTTTATCCTCCATTCCTTCAATTGAATAATCTCCAGTATCTAGTTTATGCTCTATCATTCCGGCACAAGTATTAAACTTACTAAAATAATATCCGTCTTGCTCACGGGTATCTTTTATTACTGTAAAATCAGGAGCTTGTTTATAATTACTCATTTTATTATCTCTCTAAATACATTTTCGTAGTGGGACTCTTTTCCTGTTATAGATTTATGACAATACTTGCATAAAGTAATTCCATTTGAAATTTCATATCTAAGAGACGAAGCTCCGGCCCATTTTGATATATGATGAACTTGTAAATTTTTTTTATTTTTGCATCCGGGCATTTGGCATTTAAATTTATCTCGTTTAAGTACTTTAACTCTAAAGTCTTTATATACTGGATCGTCATAGTTTCTCATAAGCACTCTATCTTATCTATTCTCATGTGTCTTCTTATTTTCCTACATATTATCCTAGTTTCGATACTTGGTTTTATTTTCATTATTGCAATCATAATTCTGTTCATCATAGTAGAACAAGCGTCGTCAGGATTTTCAGCCTCTATAAAATATAAACAAAATGGCAGTCTATATTCTCTGAGATCATATGGTAATAAATCTAGTTGTAGATCTATTAAGTCTATTGATAGTCTATAGTTTGGCATCTAGCATCATTTTAACCAATCCTTGTAAGTTACATTCCGGCTTCCATCCTAGTACTCGCCTTGCCTTGGAGCAATCTCCTCTTAAATAATCTACTTCACATGGTCTATAAAATTCTTTATCTATTACTATAAATTTATCCCAATCTTCTAAACCTGCATAACCAAATGCTTCGTCTAAAAAATCTTCTATCGTATATGTACGGCCTGTACAAATCACATAATCATCAGGTATGTCTTGTTGTAACATGAGCCACATAGCTTTTACGTAGTCTCCTGCATACCCCCAATCTCTTGAAGCTTTAAGGTTTCCTAATCTAAGTTTAGGAAAACTTTCTCTATGAATTACTATATGGTCATTTGTAAAATCTACTGGAAAGTCGTCTACTGAATTATAAGATAACCATTTTTTAAAATTAGCTATCCAGTTGATTATTTTCTGCGTGACAAAATTTTCACCCCTTCGTGGTCCTTCGTGATTAAAAAGAATACCAGAACTAGCATGAATCCCATAAGCATTGCGATATATACGAACAGCGTGATGGGCAGCAGTTTTAGCGATTGCATAGGGTGAATTGGGCATAAGTTTAGTTTGTTCATTTTGGTATTTGACTCCATTCCTATCTACATCACAAGAACTACCAAACATTTCACTAGAAGAAGCTTGATAAAACTTAACGTGGTTCATATTTAAATCTACTAGACATTGCAGCAAGTTTAAGCATCCTTTACCTGTAACATCCCATGTTAGCGCAGGTTGTGTAAAAGAAACTCCTACATGCGATTGTGCCGCTAGATTATAGACTTCATCTACATTATCGTTATTTTTAAATATATTTATAACACTACTAACATCTGTTACATCCCCTTCGATTAACTTGAATTTAGTACAATTGGATAGATGCTTGATCCGTTCTCTTGTGTCTACACTGCATCGCCTCGCCACACCTATAACCTCATAATTCTTTTCAAGGAGTAAGTCTGCGAGATGGCTTCCATCCTGTCCGGTTATGCCTGTTATAATAGCTTTCATTTTATTTCCTCAAACATTTTAAAATCAAGTTTATATAGTTCCTCTAATTTCTTCATCGAATCTTTAGATAGGATATCGTTGTAATCACCGTGTGAGCTTTTATTTACTTTGTTTAGTGATGTGATTCCTATCTTTTTCAAATCGCTTTCCATTGTTTCATACTTACCTATAAGATCGAAAGCCTTGGGTTCATTAATAAAATATATTTGTTTATTGAAATGTACTGGAAACGCAGGATATAGAATATGACTGAAGTGTTCGCTTTGAATAAAATCGTTTATGTCTTTATTTAAGTATTGCTCTAAGACAGGATATGATTTTGGATAAGCTTTCCAGTGATAATCGCCCTTGTTTGCTACCCTCTCCATATTGTAATAATAAGCAGACACAAATCTATCGTATGGGTTCCTAGTAAACACTATTTTAAAATAGCTCCTTGCAGCCATTGGGTGTTTTAATAATAGTTGGTTATAATTATAATGCCACTCTGAGAACAAAGGTCTCTCTTTGTATTTCTTCTTGAGCTGTTCTTTTATAGCAGAACCCGCACACTTGGGGTTATGTATAAATAATATCTTATGTTCTGGAAAAATCATTTAGTCCTCGATGTTATAAACCACACTACTGCCAATTCTACTGTAAGCGCTATCATCCAACATGGTAAGATTACGAACAGTGATTCTGGGTGCATGTTAATCCTTTACTGTGTCGGGTGTTAAGAATGGTTGATCTATGGTTCCGTCTTCATATTTGTGTAAAGCAGACAAACGTTCGCCTTCGTTTTTCATAGCCGCCTTCATCTTTTCCATTTCTATTCCATAACTCTTCATTAGTTCTGGGTCTTGCATCATCGAAGCCACCCAGCTGGTAAAACTTTGCTTACTATCCTCAAGCCTCTTAATTCGCTGCTCACGGGTTCCTTTCATTTCACGTAGCATACTTGCCTTCTTAGCCTGCAACTCTCTGTAATCACGATTTAAGCTTTCCTGCGATGCCCTCAGAGAAGCCACCTGTCTTTCTAAGTTAATAATATAATCATGATCTTGTTGATCTTTGTCTCTAGATCTTTCATCTTTAATCATAGTATCATAAGTGTTAATCTGTTCTATGTTCTCTTTGTTACCTTTGAGACATCTATTCATCAATAACTCAAGCTTGATCACATCGACGACTTGGAGTTCCTCAGTTGGAAATACATCATCTTTAAACTGTGATATAATACGAGACCAGTGATATTTGAATAATTCTAATTCTGATTCAGTAAACTGTGCTTCTAGTTCAATCCAATAGGGACGGTCTTCTAGTGAATATGCGGCGATTTCATATGTGTTTAAACCAATTTTTAGTTTTCTCTTTATATATTCCTCTACAGAGTTAACAGACCTATCTAATTGTTTAGCTATATCTTCCACTGGTAGACTGTCTGCTAGCCTTGCTATAGTACGTCCTTCGTCGTCAGATATCCTACCCTTCCTCATAGCCATGCTCCTCTAATATAATGCGTACAGTCTCTAGAACATCCAACCTACGCTTTTTAGGTGTGTAAATGTTATTAAGTATTTTTAAGTAATCTTCTCTCATCTTAGCTGGTAGCTGTTTATCTATAATTTTAAATATCTCATCAGTATCTACATCAATGGTGTCAGTTTCATCACACACAAGATTATCAAAGACAAGCTGTTTAGGAGAAAGAACTTTACGTTTGTCTTCAGATGACTTAGTAAAATTATTATCCCTAATAAAGTTTTTAAGTCTATTAGATAGATTTACAGATAAGAAGTTCTCTAAGGGGCGTTTTTGATCATAACGATCTAAAGCTTCATAACATATAATAAAAGCCTCTTGCTTGATATCATTTAAATCATACCCGTGGAAAACATACTTAGGGGCGATTCTATTAATAACAAGTTCTATTTTATCTAAGACTTCATCTTCCTTGAGGTTCTTAGGTATCTTCATAAGATATCGTTCTCCATTGCTTACCGTCAAAGAATTTTAAACACTTAGACGTAGAATCATAAACAATGGAGCCTTCGGTATCTCTGGGCTTTTTAGATGATTTAAGAGTGAGCTGAGTAAGAGTTAAAGTAGTAATCTTTTTAAATATGTCTTTTAGTGAGATTGAAGATAGTCCATGTTTAAATCTACCTATGAGGGAATCTTCTGCTACATGAAGGGGCGAAACAACTGCATTACCAATACATGTGGGAATAACATTAGGATCTAGTAATACATCCCTTACGTTTTGTGGGAATACAGATACCATTAAGAATTTAGTTTGAGGCGTAACATCTTGAACCATAGCAGCTTGCGGTACTGAAACGTTGTCTGGCTCTTGATTTGCTACGGAGAACTGCAAAGCTCTCTTTCTAAAGAATACGAAGTCATCGCCTTCCTTAGACAAGTAACCAACACCTGACTCTCCAAAGCTTGCGGTGTCACTACCGTCATATCTTTCTAAGACATAAAATAGTTTATCATTAACTTCAAATTCATCGGTTATAGAAGCTAACTGACCAGCATCCCTAAACTGTTGTTTTAAGGGCGGGATAAGCTCAAAGGCGCTTTGGGAGTTATCAATTATAAATTTATCATTATCAGAAGTTGGAAGAACAACATTAGCTGTTTGTTTGTTCTGTACCTTTAACTTCAGTTTGTCTATGTCCACAGTCATCCAGTAGTTCTCCTAGTGATTTGTCCTTAAGTTGTAAGTCCTTCTCAACATCTTCCTGTAATTCAGCAGATGCTTTACAGTGCAATTGACAATCTAATTGTTTTGAGTCTTTCATAGCATATTCCTTTCTAATAGTATAATACACCGCGAACAGCAATAATTGCAACTAACAGGGGCTTATCGAGGAGGATCGGGTAATACATTTACATTTGATATTTTTATTGTTTCTGAACCACCCAGCGATTTTCATGCCAAAACGCGACGAAAATTCTACAAGATAAAACTACCCCCTCATAGTATGTATTTTAATGCCCGCCCCGAAACCCCCCAAAAGAGGGGTAGGGGGTATGTCGAAAAAATACATGCCGGTATATACTGTACAAATGTACCCCCGGTGTTGTTTTTAGCAGTTTTGGCACGGTATTTGCACACACAAAAAAATATAATAATTTCTAAATTTTATACTTGACAATTCCGATATAATATATATACTTAGGATATAACAAACAACAAACCTTAAAGGAATTAAAAATGTCAAACAATTTTGAAATCTATTACGCTTCTGATTGCTGTGGTGCTAA